GCTGGCGAGAACGCGGTACCTAATCCCTGAACAATAACAACGTGGTAGTAGAGGTTAGCACCGAAGATGTTATCAACGACACCATAACGTGTAAGCAAGCCTACGCGTGGTGCGAAGTCGTTCGGACCAATTGTTCTCTGTACCATGATAGGAATGTAAGGGCAGTAGATGATACCTGTGTCGTAGAACTCTGAACCCTTGTAACCAAGGAGAGCGTACTCGATACCAACACTTGCAGCACCGTAACCTACGTTGCCATAAACACTGGAATTTTGTACTTCTGTACGGGTATCACGATATACCGAGAATCTTCCACCAACTGAGCCTACCTTAGCAACACCAACTGGTTGTGTTGATACGTCACCTTGTACAGGTACCCACTGGAATTCAGGGAGCATCTCAAGGATCGCGCAAACACGTGGTGTAGCAACGATGAAGTTAGCAGCACCGCGTCTGTTACGAACTGCGATTCTGTTTGCTTCAATGATAAGCTTTTGATAGAAGTCTCTGTTTCTCTCAACGAGCCATCTGCCGTCTGCAGAAGCAGGAGACCAGAATGAGTAACCAGCGCCTGGACCACCGTTAAGTGCGGACTGGATCATTCTTACGATCATTTCACGGTCGATTTCAGCTTGGATCTCATACGACATAGCGTTTGTGATCTCAGCATCGATATCGATACCGTTCATGTTCTTAAGGTCTTGCTCTAATTCAACGGACCAGCGAGCGCCAAGTCTGCGAGTACCAGCTTCAACAGCGGTCTTCTCAAACTTAACCTCTACTTGTGGGATGTTTCCGGTGATCTCAAACGCTGATAAGATCTGAGCAACGCCCTGATCTTGTGCAGCAAATGACCAAGCACCACCTGCTCCGCCAGAAAGTCTTGATGAAGACGAACCAGTGAAACGAGTGTCGAGGAATAGGTAGCCAAGCTCTTGGTTGCTACCGTTGTAGAGGGCTGAGCCACCTGCACCGGGAGTATTACCTGCACCACCTACAACTCCTGGAATACCGTCAATGCCATTGGCAAGACCGGCGGAGTTATACTGATAACGAAGAGCGAAAGCAAGACCAACTGGACCGGACATAGGCTGAACGCCTACGATCTCGTTGGAGATAAGCTCAGGAAAGGTACGACGGATCATCGGAATGAGGATCTTAGGAAGACGAGCGTCTTGCGGAGCATAAGTATCGCCGGAGTTTACAACACCAGTACCTGGATTGTATTGACCACCTGCGTTACCACCGAATGCGCTGTTTTGGCTGGACTCTTGTACACACCATTGTTCTTGGTTCTCAAGAAGAATAGCGGTATTCAAGCGGCTGTTTTCGTCTTTAATTTCCTTAACCGAATCAGAAGAATAGTTAAGAACTGGAGCCCACTTTTCGAGTAGTGCTTCTGCTCTTGATCTATCTACAAATGATTGTGTCGGACGAATTTTCATATTGCTTTAATTTCCTTTCAAAAAAACTCAGGTCACTTAGACCTCATTGTTCAGGGTGAAAATTTATTTATATCTTTGAAGTTCTGAGATATAAGGGTTAGATTCTAGCACTTGTTTTGGTTGAACAGATTCTCTTATAACAGGCGCATCTGCTTTAACTTTTCTTTCATTAAAGGCTTGCTCTTTAATAATATTGATTCTTTCTTGTTCTTTTTTATCAAAGAGTCTAAGTGTATAATCGAAGTTTTCTTCGATAAACTTAGGTGTTTTATCACCAAGGACTCTTTTGATATATTCTTTCTTCTTATCTGAAAGACCTGATGTCTTTGATTCGAGAATAAGAGCTGCTTTTGTCTTTGAGTATCCTTCTTTTATAAGAGCATTTTCTTTCGAAAGATCTTGAACTTTCTTAGAAAGCTCATCGATTTGCTTCTTACCATCAACAACTGCATCTTGAACCGATTCGCTCATTAGTGCTGAGTCAATTGCAAGGACCTTACGAAGATTACCTAAAACTTCTCTTGCTGTTCTATTTTTGGTTGCTTCGTTAATAGCTTCAGTAGGAATAGCTTCTTCGATAAATTCCTCTAAATAATTAGAAATAGATTCGACAAGAGTTTCTTTAAAACTATTAGCTTCGTTAGTAAGCTCTCTCTCGTATCTTTTAACTACTTTAACCAACTTGTTAGAGTTATTTTTATCAATTGATTCAACAACTCTCTTTAATTTTGTAGTATGGTCTTTGTCAATAGCGGAAATAAGCTGTTTTAACTTCTTTGCATAAAGATCGTCTTGTTGAGCAAGTGCAGATTCAACAGTAAGATCAAGCTTTTTTGTAAAAGCTTCTTCAATAGCTTGAAGAGACTCCTCTGTTAAAACTTTCTTTGCTTCGTCAGTTATTAGTGTAGATACTTTCATAGTTAAAAGAGTGGTTCGTTAAGTGAAGAAGATATTCTAGCTTTAATCTTATCTTCTATTACTTGCTTTAAATATTTATGAGCAAGAGCATATTTTTTTGTAGAAATTGATGTAATAAAGTGTTTAATATCGGGTGACTCTTTAACAATTTTTTTCTTAGACATTTTAGGCTTTTTTTTAGCATCTTTAGAAGCCTTTTTTAAAGACTCTTTCTTGTTACCGTCTTTGTCAAGATCAATATAATCTGGTTTTGCTTTATGCTTAGGCATGATATTATTTATATCGAACGGATAAATTTTAGTATATGTTCTCTTAAAAATGCATCAACACCCTTAGTAGGAAGCTTACTAATGGACTTAGCAAAGTTTTCATATACTTCTTCATACTTACCGTTTTCTGCTACCACCCATTGCTTAGACTCTAATATACCATTTACAAAAGCCTTAGGAAATGAAGGATCAGCTACACAATCTACAGCTACCAATTTAAGATTTCTTACAACATTATGACTTGCACCCTCTTCAAGAGTACCTAAAGCTCTTGATGACATACCTACCTTAACACCGTCATTAATTAAAGATCTTACTATCATTCCGCAAGGAGTTGAAAGAACTTTCGATTTACCGTAGAAGACATTATTATCTTCATATAAATCTGTAACCATATGACAAGCTCTTTCCAGATCAACGTCAGCAGATGCAGGGTGATTAAGCTCTCCCATAGCTCTCCCTGGTATAACCATTTCTTCGTTATATCTTTGTACTTCTTTTCTTAACTCATCAATAGGGTACATTCTTTTATTTTTATTAACTCCCTCCGCCATCATGTACGGACCCTTAATAAATAAGGTTGAAGGAGTGTTTCTGTTTGATTCCTCTACAACGTATTCGAATTGATCATCCAACGCTGGTTTCTCCACTAATAGGTTAAGCTTTAATGCCATATTTATATTTATTGTTTAACTACAAAAATCTATTACTTTAGGTGCTTTTCTGTAAGTATTAAGAACTCTAGTCCTTTTTTCTTGCAAAATTCAGTAGCTGCTTGCCACTTAGCTTGGTTTTTTATATACATCGATTGCTCGTATATTAAATGTTCTTTCTTTTTATATTTTGTAACAGGCGGTACTGTTTGTTTTGATGGTTTAATTTCTATTAAATACTTTTTAATCTGCTCACCCTCTTTTATTATTACAAAGTTATCAACATAGTATTTATGCGCTCTTCCATCAAGAGGTGATATGTAAGGTATTATTACATTCTCACTGCCCCATTTTATAACATTTTGATTACTATCGCAAAATCTCATAAACTTTAATTCAAGTCCTGATCTGTATATAGCACTAGTACCCAAAAATTTACTCTTATTGACCGGAGTAAACACACCTTGCCTGTATTTGTTATTTTTTTGCAGATTCATTTACTACATTAACCTACAAAAAATGCTGGAGGTGCTGCATCTCCAAATCCTGCAGACGCGCCTGTAAGAAGCATCTGCTCCAATTCTTTCTTCTCCGAAAGCCCTTCCTGTAGTAAATCATAATTTAGAGATCCACCACCGAGTAAAGATACACCTGTAAACTTACTTCTTACACGACCTACAACAATTTTTGAAAGAGCGACAGCGTACTCATATACCCACTGCTCCTTGACTAAATCTCTAATAGGTCTTTCGAGGTAACAAGAAACAACTCCGTAAAATCTACTTGAACCTGGTTGTGGGTACATCTGCAAATACTGGGTTCTTTCATCAAATTTAAGATCTCTTCTAATTGCTAGAAGTTTTTCTCTAGTATCTAACCATTCTTTAAGAGTGTACCAGGACACGAGATCGAAACCATAATTACCCATAGCATAACTAAAGTATGTTTGTTGTGCTAGTGTCTGTTCTAAGGTAAACAGAGTATTTACACCTTGATTTGAACCTTCTTCAAACTCCGTAACAGATATAACTTTTCTATAGTCCATTACATCATAGTCAAATACATTAGAATACTCTTCAGCAGTAGTATCTTGAGCTTGTAGAGACACACCACGTTTGACAGATGCTCTAAATACACTGCTCAAATTACTATTAAAGGAAGTAATTGAGCTATACAAGGTCTTATCTACGATTTCAAATTCCGGTAACCCTACATCAAAAACACTAGATAAAGATGATGATGAAGAAAATACTGAAGATGTTAAAGCTGAGGTACTTATAAACACAGCTTGAGGGGTTTCGACAGTAAAGTCTGCTCCTGGCCAAACAGCCTTATTGGAGACTTTTTGCTTATCTGTAAGACCTGCTTTTGCTAAGGTATATAGGTGATCCAATCTTATACCTCTATTCTTCTCATATAGCTGCGAATCGAATACTAAAAACTCTTGTGTGTAGCCTGCAAATTTAGAAAAATACTCTACAGCTATTTGTATGTTTTGAAATAACTGATCTTGATGTATCTCTAAAGTTATTAGAGGGTAGCCTAGCGATCTCTTTATTCTATCTGCAAGATCACCATACGTCTCTAATCTATTATTTAAATTAGTAGACTGAAATGCTGATACCGGTAGAACTTCACAAGCTAGAGACATATTTATATTTAGTCATTATGCTGCTGGAGCTGGGGCTTCTGGAGGAGTAGCTCCCGGAGCAGGAGCTGCACCCGCTTCTGGAGGCGCGCCTGTTTCAGCAGCACCACCCGTAAATTCAGGAGGCGTACCACCTGGGCCCGCTCCACCCATACCTCCACCGAAACCACCTCCACCCATCTCACCACCGCCTGCAGGTTCACCGCCGGAGATATCTTGCGCTATAACCTGCTCTCTCCAAGCAGGTCCTAGAGCTGAAATTTGTTGTAACTCCCATTGTAGCTCTGCATCTTTACGTAAGAACTCTCTATTAGCAAGAATATCTTTATCTCTCCAGCCGAGATATTTTTTCTGTGCATATGTCTTTGAAACAAACTCGTTAGATGCAATACTAGTGAAATTATTTGCCTTCTGCTCTAGTCGCTGACTTTCACGCATCTCGTAGAAGTTAGTCGGAACGTTAAATACGACTTCGATATTTTGTTCGTTTAAATCAAGCTTATCCCAAAGTCCTTTAAATTTAAGATGAGTAATAAACCCTCTTTTAATTCCTGATGAAAATCTTTGCTGTTGTCTTATAATAAATCTAGCAAATTTTAACTCTTCACGAAGAATCTCAGAGCCATCTCTAAATGCATCTTCTGGATCAAGTCTCGAAGTAGGTACTTTAAGCGATCTATATAGCTTCTTAATAAAGTACATTAGATCCGCTAACTCACCTAGGTTTTGACCACCTGCTAATTGCGATACACTTGAACCCTCCGAGCCAGTTCTTTTTGGAAACCAAAATGCATCGAGCATGGATTGCGGATTGAACTTCTTAACGACATCTGCCTGATCAATATCAAATGTTTTCGAAGACCAATAATTACTAATTAACTTCTTAAGATATGCTTCTGCTTTAGGAGCAGGCATATTACCTACATCAACGTTAAATACAAGACGCTCAGGAGCTCTTACCAGGCGATAGATTACAATAGCATCTTCAATTAATGAAAGCTGTCTATAAGCGCGGCGAGCGTTCTCTAAGAACGGTAAAACCATGTTCTTAGTTTCATTCATAACTCCTGAGTTAATATACACTACTTGATTTTCATCAAGAGGTATAAATTCAATTTTTTCTTGCTTATCAGGTCTCGTAGGATCAAAAATAGGCTTCTTGTAGATGAAGCCTTTAACCATCATATTTTGTATATTATTATATACAGGATCTATAAGCTCAGAAGGAAGATTTACAACTCCTAATACACCTTCATTTAAATAATCCTTGTGAATAATAAGCTCAAAAAACAACTCACCCTCAATTAAAAATTGTCTAAAATATTGCCATCCTCTATTTTTAAAATCAAAATAATTAGCAAACTTACTAAACTCTTCATCAAGCATAGTTTTATCTTTACCTGATATATCTATGTTTTTATACTTAATGTTTATCTCATTACCATTTTCATCTGTGTTTATAGCCTCGTCGCAAATCTCGTCAAGAGCATCAGCTACATCAGAATAAGCAGCCATAACTCTATAGTCTCTCATTCTTGCTCCTTTATTCTCCTGTATATTAGCATACATCACCTGACCAAACGATGTATCTTTACCCATTGAGCCAATGGGCATGTTATTATATTCATTCGATATAGATATAGAGTGCTTAGTAAGAGCCTCTGAACGGCGCATACCCGTGTCGGCGAAAGTTTTATATTTTGGATTTAATTCATTATTTTCCGTATCTACAATATTTGAATATGGTAGCTTATTTTGAATATAAGACATTAAATTCCTACCGAAGGTAGATGATCTTCCATCATTAGAAGTATAATTTTTATTCTGATTTGAGGTAGTATCGGCCATCTTTAGTATATATATTTAATCAAGATTTTGTAAAAGTAAAGCTATTTATATTATAACTACTACACCAACCGGCACCGTTACTAATAATTATATTAAACTTACAAGGAGTTTGTAAAGATTCAAGATTAAAAGACAAAATACTATCATTCATTATGTTATAATCAGACGATAGAAGAGAGTAGCCTGTCACTTGACCAGTATATTTTGACGTAATATTTGTTAAATAACTTGATAGGTATGGTATAGGAGATGATGTACTTAAAAGAACATTATTAGTTTTATTAAAATTAGATCCATAAATTACATACGAGTTGTTAGCAGTAATTGCATTATTAAGAGTGAAGTCTGATGTTATTTCTATTAGTTTACTCCCTATATTGTAAAAGATGTTGCTCGCTGTAGGTATAGCTGAAAGACTTACTGTATCAGTAGCGTCTGATAACGAGTTAAAAAATGTGTCGTAATCAGAATCAGCGACTATAATATTTTTATTAGTAGTTATAAGATTACTATCAATAAAATATATAGGTGTAGAAATTTCATTTACATTTTTAAACAGCCATCCCTTTATAGTAAAGCTGGTATCTGCCACCACTCTAAATTTTTCCGAATATGATATATCCGTAGGTTCATTTAAGGAAATGCTACCACTCCAAAGAACCTCAGATCTTATTTCTACTACTTCGGAATCTATATTTGAAGGCTCTTTCCATGAGAGAATAATATAAGGATTGCTATAAGGAATAAAATTAGATAAAATTTGATCTAAATCCTGAAGATACCTAGTTAATATAGACATATTAACTTCTATATTAATAGGTACAGGCATTCCAATATTGCTACTAGACCTGCTATCTATCTTATTATAAACAGTATTTAATTTATTAAATACTCTTGTAGTATCTCTACTTATACCAGCTATATTAACAGCAACTACCGGTAGAGTAAGATTTTGAGCTTTATTAACTATATCATACATTACTCGCTGCTTTGGAGCAAGCACGTATCTTACCTCTATGCTCTCTTTAGCAATTCTGTTATTATCATACCTCTTAATTATTACATCATCAAAAGCTGCTAAAAATTGAGTAAGAAGGTCTTTTATTTCAAAATTGTAGGTATAATCCTTCACTCATATATTTAGTCTATACGAACCTATCTAAAAAATATTTTGGAATTTTACTTCTATTTTTAATTACAGCCTCAACTATAGCTGCATCTAGAATATATGTAACGCAGTGATCTTTATGAGACCTCACACCTCTTCCGCAAGATTGAATTAAAGAACAAAGCATCTTATTCATATACCAACTAAAATCCAATTTCATCATTTTCTCTACACGCTTATCTACCATTGGTAGATAAGGAGCTTTAATTATTATTTGAAACCGAGCTAAATCATCTTTTAAATCAACTCCATAAGACATTGATGGTGATGCGAGTATTGTCGACTCACTGCTTGTTGAGTGCATATCAAGAATATCCTCATTTTTAACACCAGGCTCTCTATATAGAATTCTATTATTATTTAAGTTGTCTTTAAGATAACTTGTTATTGTATTAGTTTGAGTATGAATAATACCCTTTTCATTACTATGAAGATTGCAAATTTCTTGAATTTGTTTTGCAATCTTAGGAAGGTTGGATTGTAAATTGTTGTAGTTTAATTTAATTTTTGTGTTCGCGTAGATCGGCGCCTTAGATGCATCAAAGGTCGATTCAGCTTCAATGTATTTAAATCTATCTATACCAAGAGTCTTGCAGAAATTCGACGGGTCAATAATAGTAGCAGACATTAAGATGACTTTTTCAGCATAATCAAAAATATGCTTTGCAAGCTTATCGACTTTAAGGGGCATAAAATTAACGCCTTTCGCAACTCGCTCGGTAATATATTCACTATCATGCCAAGTGTCAATTAGCGTCTTTACCTTTGATTGCAAAGTAAGTAGAGAAATTAACTCAGACTTTTTTTCACTAGCATAAAGAGCTGTATTTTTGCTATCATTTCTACTAGTTATATCTTTTAACTCTGCTACTCTATCCTCTATATCTGCACATAGAGTACTCAACCATCTCCCTAACTTACCATATTCATTATCGCTCGGTAATGGTCTGATGATAACTTCCGATTTCCTTAGATATTCAAAATTAATCTGACAGGAAAATTCTTTTACTAATTGATCCTCAAGCTCAGAGGCCTCATCACAAATAATATATTGCTTACGCTTAACATGATAGGGTAGCGCAAAGAACATATTATAATTTAATGTTGCAAAGCTAGATGTTACGGCTTTGTTACGAGCTTCATAATAAGGGCACGAGTTTTTAGACCAGCAATCATCTTTTATTTTCTTTGAAAGAATGCAAGGAGCATACTCAACCGTGTAGTTGTTATCGTATGAGCATTGATAATTTGACTTACCTTTCAAAACATCTACTTCAGAAAATAACTCCTTATATTGGTCTTGAAGAGCTTTAGTTATTGTAAGAGCAAACGCACCGAATGGTTTTTGCTCCTCTAACTCATCTGCATGTTGGTAGTCTCCAGTTTGAGATCTTTTGAATACTTGATATGTATTTACCAAATCTATAAAGTCTTTCGAAGGTGATCTTGAGTCATTACCAAGCGTCTTTGATACAAAAGATTTACCTGAACCAGTAGGTGCGCTACAAACTACAAATTTATAACCATCTTCAAAGGCTTGTTCTATATTACGCAATAACTTAACTTGCTGCTTATTAGGAGTAAAGGAGTCAGGAAACTTACTAAGCAGACTTGTCATTAATCATATTATAACGAAGTTCCTTTAATTTAAAGGTATTATGCTTACAACATTATCATAAATTTTATTTGCACTTGATTTACTTATGTTCTTAAGAGTATTAACGGTTTCGTTGTGATTATTACAAAGTGAGGTTAGCTTATAGTTAAGTGTACACACGTCATTATCTATGTACATTAAAAACGGGTAGGGAAGTTCAAGAACCTTATTTGTTTTTTTGTCCGTCTCGATATTGAATCTTATAAAATATTGCTTTATATTAAACAGCGTAAGCTTACCAGTCTTAAGAACTTTATTATTGCATTTAATGATTACAGTCGACTGCAGATAGCTTTGAAGTATTTTTGTATAGAACTCGATATTCATGATTCCATGTACAGAATTTTCTGCTCTGTATTAAGAGTATATATTTCGTTATTAAAAAAAGTCCAGAACTGATCGTTAGCTGGTATCTGTCTTATAACAGTAACTTGATCTGCAGATACGATTCTATAATCTTGCATTATTATGTCCCATACTATACACGCATTTTGTTTAGCTTCATTAAACTGTTTATTATGGCGCGGTGGTTTATAATTTAATACAATTCGCCCGTTGGTAGAGTTTAGGAGTTCGTAGGACTTTGTACATAGCATTCTACGCGTAGCTGGTTTATTAGCTAGAGGTATACGCCGTGTAAATCTCAAGTCAAGAACATTATTGAGGAGAAGGTTCTCCAGTGTTTGTACTGATACTGCCATTTTGTTTTGGTTTACAAATTCCAAAAATTCTACTCTCGTTAAGGAATACTGCCCCGTTTGCCTTGCCGTACCCAGTTATATCTACATTAGATACAGTAATGCCTAGGTTGTTTGGAAACACAACTATATCACCTACTTTGGTATACTTTACTTGCGGACCTGCTAAAATAACTTTTGCCTTTCTCCATGCCTTAGTTAGTGTATTAGTAGGAATATAGATACCGTTTCTAACAATACCATCTCGATCTTCTGTCATATCTACATACTCTACTAGTACAATGTCATCAAAAACAAAACTTAATTCATAATCTTCTAGACCAAAATCTCCACTAGAATGAGAAGACAGGTCTATAAGACTTCTTGTAGGTGCTAACTGGTCGATACTTGCTTGTGCCATGCTGCTATTTAATTGTATTATTTGTTAAATCAATGTACTGTAATATTTCTCTTTTCGAAAGCATATTGTTTTTCGCTATGACAGCTACACTAGGATCCTCGTCTTGCGTTTCTTTTTTCTTTTTAATGTAATTTATTTTCTTAAACTTACACTGCGGAATTAAGTTGAAGTATAATTTATACATTTCATTTTTATCTTCAAATAGAGAAGCAAACTTATTAAATGTTTCGTTAATAAAAATAGTTTTAGAATTATCATAAAACGAAATCCATCTATTTACCATGTAAGGAGTAAACTGCTGAAGTCCCTCGCTACAGAGATCTTCAGCAGTTTTTTTTGCAAATAGAAGCGATCTTAATATATCAAAGAAGTTCATACAATTACCTTTGCAGTGGCGATTTGCATGTCCTTAATTTCTTCGTTAAAGTAATTAATAGCACGATGCATTAATTCCTGAACTTGAGCATCGTTGAGTTTTGAACTATATGCAAACCCTGGTGCCTTGTTACCTGCATTAATATTAATACCTGTGTGCCCGATAGCTACATTGTCTTTTGAGTAGGTAATTGAAACGCTGACCTTACCTACTTCATACTGCTTTTTATCCTTACCTCCGATAAAGGTATCGTGTACCATAATATCATCGCCTTTCATCTCTAATGGCTTGTTGATAAGCATAGCAAGAATATTAGCGATAGCTGCATTAAAGAGACGTTGAAAAGATACTGCACCAATAGGACAGAGATTTGGAATCTCCCAACAGAAATTAATAGCATCATCGCTAAAAATATAATCTTTACTAAGAGAGTCTTCCAAGTCAATAAGATTGTCACTTACATACATAGGAGCTCTAAAAGCTACAATATCACCATAAGGTGATACGTCTTTTTTGAAGAACTGATAAGCAAAGCGCTTGTGAATTAGATCGCCATTATAGATTGGTTGTTCGATTATCATATTTTATAAATGGTATGATATGGACTTTTAAAATCAACCTAAAAAACTAAATCCAATCTACACAGACACCGAAGCACTCATAATTTTTATCTCTCCAATTTTTATTAATATCTACAATAACACTCTTATCTGTTATTTTTTTATCCGGAAATGTCCAAATAATATTTTTTGATGTAAGTGTATATTCGTCGTTTTCATGCCAAAAGAAGTGAACGTTAGTTTGATTGCTCATTTTATATAGAGCTTCTAAATTTTTAGCATGGCACCATAGACCTCTCTTTAATATAAAAGATTCTTCAACCTCATACTGAGGAAGATCATGACCTAGATAAAATTTATCATCTATAAACCAAACATCTATCTCACAGTCGATGTTTTTTTCTAGAAGACTCGAGATTACCTCAGGGCGGTTTTCAAGTTCTTTATTAGAGCCTTCTGTATTGCCTCTATGTGATATAATTTTCAATTTTTAAACGATTCTAAAAAATAATTAAGATCTTCTGGAGTTCCTAATCCCCACATTTTTTCAATATTAAATATTTTAATTTTTTTACCATCCCCAATTGCTTCGTTAAAGGTTGGACAGGTATAAAATTCATTATTAGTTCTGATATTCTTGTCAATCATTTGCTCTGCATACTTTACATAGTCGCTTCCTTTAGACCAGTAATAAATACCTACCGTAGCTGTGTCGGAAATTGGATTTTTTTCTGCTACTTCTGTAACATATCCATAATCATCTACTTTAGCAAAAGACCATTTAGGGTGTGTGGATGTAAATGTAAGAATACCTCCATCTACCTTCTGCTCAATCATCTTATACATGAATTCATTTGAATCCCACTCAACGAACTGATCAGAATTTGCCATAACTAGCGGCTCATCATTGTTTATATATTCTTTAGCTAGGAGCGTTGTACAAGCAGCCCCCTCCGTCATACCATCAACTTCAACTATTTTACAATTAGGAGTAATTAAATTTAAAAGTGTATCTAAATTGTACTTCGTTCTATGTTCTTTCTGAACAACGTAAATATATGTAGCGTCTATATTTAAATTGTCGACTACGACTTGAATCATTGGCTTACCCTCTACGTCTATTAGCGGTTTAGGAAACGTATATCCTGCTTGCTGAAATCTACTCCCTGCACCCGCCATAGGGATAAGAACATTCATTTTACCACCTTGCCATTTTGGTTTATTCATAGTTTTTTTCTCGTTTAATTTATTTGTTATTTTTTCTAAAGTTAAATCGTTTGGATTATCTACTCTTAGTACACTAGCTCTGCTTCTGCTGGCTGCTAATAATCCGTGCGGTGAATCCTCTACAATTAAAGTTTCTTCAGGTAATACCCCCATAATACTCATAGCCTTCCAGTACATTTCAGGGTGAGGTTTAGAGTTCTTAACATCTTCGTTGGATATAATTAAATCCATATATTCAATTATACCAATTTTAGCTAACATAACAAGTACCGATCTTCTAATGGAGTTTGAAGCAACTGCTAGCTTATATCCCTTATCTCGTAGTTCTTTAAATAATTGAATTTTTTGTATATCATGTTCTAATTTTGAGATAGCTTCTATTGTTAATTCCTGCTTTCGATTCCAAATAGTCTCGTGTTTATCGAAACTTAGACCCTTCTTCTGAGATAGTAATTTTAATTTTTGATAGGTTTTTAAGCCATCATATACCGATATATGTTCTGTCTCAGTTATAACATATTTTTCTCCTATCTCTCTAAGAGATTGATTAAGGGTGTAAAAGTGTATTTGCTTAGCATCTACTAATACTCCATCCAAATCAAATATTATTAACTTTTTCATTTTCTTATAATTTCACTTAACAGATTATTTTCAATATATCTAACTATCTTAGGATAACAATATTTTTTTGCAAGAGCTATTTGTTTAATTTCCTCTATACATAGACTTTCGCACTCTTTTAGAGATTCTTCAATATCATTAAAAATCTTACATCCATCTGCAAGTTCTGGATCTAATATATGAACATAATCATTAAACCCCGGGTAATATCCTCCTACATTATTGTAACCACCTATATAGTATTTTCCTCTTTCTAAATTTTTTAATACTGGAAAAGACCATAGAATAACATCATATCTAGTTAAGATTAGGAAATCATATTCTTTAGACTCTGCTTTACAAAAATCTTGAAATAATTCTACACTCTTATGTATTGAGTAAAGCTGTGAGTAAATATTAAAAATATTTTTATCATTATTAAATCTTTGATCTTTTAATCTATTGACTATATCCTTTACTTTATTTGAAGGTGTAAAGTCTCTCTGAGGTTCAAATATTATTTTTTTAGGAGAATATCTCGACTCTATTATTTCTATACTATTTTTATTTACTACTAGATCTTTAGAGTAACTCCAATCAGACTGATCGAAGGTTTCCTTCTCTCTATCAAACCAAAAATGCGTAAAAACATCAACATCACCTTGAGAGTATATTGCTCTTTTATGATGTTCGAATATTTTATCGTTTGCTATATATCTAGGCTGTCCAAATAAACAAAGTGCTATTTTCATGTATTATCGTGTTGCTTAAGTAGTCTTAGTTTTGATTTTGTATTCATCTTATATATCCACGTCGGTCTACATCTCGCAGACCACTCACAATCTTCTCCTTGCCCCCATACTAAATTTTCATCGAGCTTATTATTCATAAGATACCTCTTCTTACCTATAATAACGGTTCCATTTATATACATATCATTATGTACAAATCTACAATCATCGTATAGAAGTCTATTAGGAGGTAGTAAAACATTATTAAATTCTATACGATAGGGCGCTTCACCACACCACCACAACACCCAGTCACGCCACCTAATACCGTCTTTATTGTGTATCTTACACATACTAACGTCCCACTCTGTATCAAACTCCAAGACCCCACTGTACCAATTTTTGTCAAAACTGACATAGTCGTGTACTAATACTATATTCTCAAACTTAGCTCTATCTATAATGATGTTTTTTTTCTTCGTAATCCATTTTGGCTTAATACTCTCATTAAAATTAATATAAATTATATCATCTTGTTCTAAATCCCTATTAGCGGAATTAGACCCAACAACAATAATCTCATATTTACTTTTATCTATATTAAGATCTTTTATACTCTCTATAACACGTATAAGATGTGACTCCCTATCCTTACTTTCGACATCAATATTAGTCGAAACTATACCGAATGTCCATTTATCATTTGATGAAGTATTCATGAGCAAAAAACTTATCGGAAATTTGTTTATAGTCTACGCCGAATATTCCTAATGTATTGTAGGACGGATGTACAGCAAATCCATTCTTTATAAACACCATATTAAGATTGTTTTGCTTCATATATAAATTTAGCGGTACCTCTTCAAACTCATCTTTGAACAAACTTTCATCTGAAAGAATCTTCAACCAAGTAGATCTTTTTACAGCAAACACGCTATTGCAGATATAAGGTTTTTTATCAGTAAATGTTGAAAAGTTTTTTTCTGTTACCAACTTTTCAAGTTTATTACACACACAGCTATTA